ACCACCAGATACAAGAGTGATTGTTGGGTCACCGTTAGCAGCAACAACAACTGAGAAGTCAGCACCTGTACCAGATGCAGAACCAGCAGCGTTGGTTACTGTGTATGTTCCAGCAGTTCTGGATCCATTAGCAGCACCGTTGTCACTGAATACTGCAACTGCACCAGCAGGAGCGTATGTAGTAACACTAGCAACTGTACCTGGAGTAATTACTGAAGTAACGTCTGCACCGAATGTATCATCAGCTTGTGTCTCAGATGCGTTTGCTTCTGGTCCACAGATATTTACTAGATGTTCTGTTTTGAAGCGTGTCTTACCATGACAGTCTGTATAGGTATCAACAGCCCACCAGCCAGGACCGCTAAGTCCTTTGTTTTTATTGACTGCTAGTTGCGCTTCTGTATCGTCAATGAAGACGATAGTTTTCGTATTTGACGATGCAGCTACACCAATCCCCGCTTTGGTCTTGTTGGCGTTGCTATCGTCACTTCCGTAAAGGGACATTGGGACACTCCAATTCTATAAGTTATCTATATTTTATTTATGAGATCAGGATTCTAGTAATGCTTTAGCTAAAGCAGCAACTAGTTCATCATCTACTTTGTTTCCTGTCTTGGCTGCAGCCTTCTTAAGTAACTTAATTAAGAAGTCCTTTATAACAGAGTCAAGATCATCAGGTATCCTATCAACTGCTTTGTTGAGAATACTGATCGCGATGGGCATTAAAAAATTAATCATAGCTATAACAATGTGCTGTTATATATAGTCCTCTTCATCTTCCCATTTTTCTATAATGACACCTTCCTTTTCAAGTTGTGACAAAGAATAGTCAAGTATAACTACAATCCTGTCGTGAGAACCGTTATGTTGTGCCCAATGTTTATCGTGATCATGAAAAGCAAATGGTTTTCCCACCTCCCATGTTCTCTTACGTCCACGTACACTTAACCATGCACCTGGATCAGTAACTATAGGTACATGCAACCTCAATGAATCTATGTCACCACTATGAGGATTGATCTTTGTACCTGGAGATAACTTACTTATAGTACAACTCTTTAATAGTTTAGATTCTATGTCAGGTTGTAATGCTAAATGGAATAAAGGACAACACTCCTTCATACTCTCCGTAAGTTTAGGGAGTACTTCTTGTACCTTCTCTACCGTAGTATTAAATAACTCAACGAATGATACCATCTCGCTGAGTTCAAAGTCTTCTTCTGTTGCTGTAGTACCTATAGCATTAAGTGGCATAGGAATTACTGTCCATGAGCCATCCCAAAGCTGCACCCTACCAAGGTTCCTATCCTCAACCCACTTATCTAATACCCACTCTTCTAGAATAGGTTGATTTGTTTCTACAAACTTTAAGATCTCTGGGATGATCCATTTATGATGTACTTTTACATTCTGAAATGAGGATAGATGTGAAATCATATCCTCTTGCCAAATTTTTCGCATATATTATGGGTCGGTTGCCCTCTTAGGACACTCCTTCATTCCGTGTACTGGACAGTCTACACCCTTTTTCGTATGATTGCAAGCTGATTGTTCCTTTTCTTTAGGAACCTTCTTCATCTTCTCGTTTGCACCATGCTTTTGCCCATCAGGATCTTCCAACTCTGGCATGACCTCTATTGGGCCTTTTACTTTTTTTCAGAGATGCTCCTGAAAGATGAGAATGATCTCTTCTCTTTAACAGTCTTTTCTTCTGACTTAATTGCAGGTTCTACAAATGTAGTTCCATGTGGTCCTGCAGGTAGTTCAGTGTTAACTTCATCCTGTGCTTGATCAGGTCTAGCAGTGTGCTCATGCACAACTTCCTTGACTACTTCAAATGATTCAACAGAAACATTCTTCTCTAGTCCATGCTCAAACATAATATCATAGTGTGTTACTGATCCATCTTCAGTGAGATTATGCTCTCCAGATAAACAGTTACCAGCACCCCACTCTGGATGTTCTACCTTAGTGACACATGAATGCTTTACTTTCTTTATGTCTGGCTTACCTTCTTCACCCTTTGGTTCAGCAAGTTTCATACCTGGTGCATCACCACCACCTACACCATCAGCTCCCTTACCTTTGATGTCTGTACTAGCCATCTTAGCGGAGTAATCAAATCTCCATTCCTTCTGGACATCGTTCTGTACGACTGGTCCTTCAAACTTAGCGTTCTTTGTTATTGCTTCAGCAGCATACTGTGCTAAAGACTTTTGCTCGTGGTGATCCATCTTATCTTTTATGGGGTCGGTAGGGATTGTTTGCTTAACTGCAACTGTACCTGCAGGTTTCTGTACCTTCTGGCCAGGAGTAAGCGACATTACATACTCTCGATACGCATCAGTTCCAGTCTCGAAAACTTCCTGTATGTTTGTGATCCAAGTGCGGAAGGTTGTATCCTCAGCAGTTAAACACAGTACATAGTTAGGTCCGCGACGTAAAATCTTTCCAACCTGTCCGTTCTCAGTTAAAACCCACTCACCTTTTTTATATACTTCGTTCTTATAGAACTTATCACGGGTGATTTTTGCTTCCGCAACCTGAGTCTTCTTAGCAAAGTCAGAGAAAGATTTCATTAATATATGTGTACATATCAAGTTTATTTATAAGCCCATACCTTTCTTAGTCAATTTAAACAAGTCGATCTTTTCTTTCATAGTTAAGGTGTCTGGAAGATAACTACAATAGTCTGGAACATTATTCGCCCTCACAAAACCTTTCTGCTTACTAGATGATGCACCTGCAGCTCCCTTAGCATCAGCAGATCTTGCACCAGCATTCAACACTTCTATCTTATCAAAGGTATAATCAGATGTACCATTTTGTTTAGGTAAGAGCATATTAAGCCAAGCAAATTGATCAGCACCAACAATACCTACAACATGATCATAATCTGGCTGAAGGAATTGCATTACTTTAATAATAGTTTGAGATGCTGGTCCTTCATAGATATGGTCAGCATGTTTAGGAAACATCTTCTTCAAGTACTTGATCTTATTCTCATAACTTATAGGATTTTTCTCACCACCCTCTGAATGAGTGGCCATAACCCACCAAGGATCACGTCCAGCCTTATCAATAGTAAAGTTAATCAACTTCTCATGGCCTATCGTAGGTGGATTCATCCTACCCCAACAAAATACAACTCTTTTTAATTCCTCAGCCATCTTAGATATTAGGTGATTTGTTCAGATTCTCAGCACTGAAAGTTAAACGATCAACAATCTTATATGCATACTTACCATACTGAATAGCAACATAACCTTCTGGTTTTGTAACTTGATAACCATCTTCTTTCTTAAAGAAAGTACCAAACCTGGTCTGTGTAGCTCCAAGTTTATCAATGAAAGGAAGCTTAGCATCCTGTATAGATTTATATACTGTGACAAGTGCAGCAAGCTCTTTCATATTATTGTTTATAATTTCTCTACCATCCCTCCTATGCAATTTGTATTTAGAAATTGACTTAGGTTGTTTCTTACTAGCAATCTCCTTCTTCAACCTAGCATTCCACCAATCACAAAACTCCTGAGCAAACTTATCAGGATTACTTACTGGTTTCCTATCACGTACAAACTTATTAAAAAAGATCTTCATGTTTGGTCCAAGCAACCATGTATTCTTTGCTGATCCAATATGCTCAGACATAAGATCCATAAGATCACCAGCAATCTCAATCTGTTTAAGAGTTTCCTTCCTTGTATCTCTATACTTCTTAATCTCCTTCTCAGAGATTAAACTCTTAGTACCCAATGATTCAGTCTCTGCACTAATAACAAGAATATCATGTTGCTCATCCAAATGAAAATCACCACCAAACCTAGCAGATAAACTGTCTATACTATCACCAACATATCTGGTATGAAATACTACACAGAAACCTGCCTTCTTAGCTTTATCATATAACTTATCACCCTCTGGAATACAATATGTAATCTTATTGGGTGTGAAAATAATACAATTCTTACCATCAATAACTCCTTCCTTAGCATCATCAGTAAACAAAAGGTCTCCTTGGTATACACCTTGAGGATTAAGTCTAGGAATATATTCCAAACAAGAATCCAATTTATCTACAAGTCCAAGAGCATGACCATGATTCCTTCTAACATCCTCCTTAGTATAGTTGATCTTTGCATCCTTATTAAAGACTGATTTAGTAGCAACAAAAATTCTATCACTGCCAGGATACTTACCACAAAATATAGCAGGAGATCCATCCCACTTAACAGTAACAGATGCATTATTATTTGGTGTACCAACAAACATCGAACACAAATCATCCAAGAAAGTAAGGGCATCTTTAGCACCCTGCTTTCCATCCATTAAAAGACTATCTTCTAAATGTTCTAGGTGTGTGTTCTTACTCATTAATATACCTTAGCAAATGGTCCGTATGCTTTACCAGCTTTCATTGATAGCCATACCATATTAGTAGCAAACTGATCACGTTTTTTCTGTTCCTTGATAGCAAAGAATGCACACAACCATCTAATCTCTTGAAGCTTCATGTTGCAGACATGTGGAGCAGTAGTAAACCCTATCATCAGATTAGAATATGCATCAGCAGCATCTTTAGCCTCACCAAAATTTACTTTATTAGTTTGTAAACACTTAAGCATCTCCTGCCAAGTCTGACCAGGTTGAGATCCTTTGTTCTTAACAAATTGATCTGCATCCATTGCGTAACTCTCTTTATCCTTCGTAAACCTATCTCCCACACTAAATCTCGTTAAGTTATCCTCTACCAATGCTACAGTTGCTTTACCTAACCTAGCCTCACCAGCACCCTCAGCCTGTGCTTCATACTTCAATGTAGAAAATGATGAAGTACTATTTCCTTTGATTTGAAATTTATAATACCCACCATCAGGATCATCTACAAAGAACCATGAGTCCTGAGTTTCAATAATATCATCCTTATCTAATCCCAACTTACAAATAGCACCATCATATTTCATCTCATGTGTATCAGTTCCTTTACCACCCTTGGTCCATGACTCAGTAAAGAACTCTGTTGTATGATTAAAGTACTTTACGCTAGCTGGATACTTAGTAACCTTCTTAAGAGATACACCAAATATTTTTCTCTGCTGGAATAGTTTTCGCATATACTCATTAACCATTTCCCTCTTACGTTCCATGGAATACAATCCATCAAGAATTCCTTTAATATATTTACGAGCACCATCCTCCTCTTTACTTTGAATCAACCATATGTCAGCAGGGTTCCAGTTATCCTTTCCAGTAACACCCATCTTACCTACCCGTGAAGAAATCCAATCCATAAAAGAATTTGATTGCATGTCAGGAAGAGTGTATGCATTTGAATGAGTGAACTGATCAAACATACAACATGCTCCACCACCACTTCTAAGCTTTTCAATTAGAGCATGTTGTTGGTTATAAAAATTAATAAGCCATTGATCACCAGAACCATCATCTATATTTCCACCCTTCCACTCCCAAATCTTACGAAGCTCACCCATTATAACTTCATCCTTCGCTAGATCCAACCAACCATTAGCACCAGATTTCCAGTTCTTCCCCCTACCCTTAACAAGACATTGATAAAATACCCATGCAGATCCCAACTCCTGAACTTTAGTCATATCAGAAGAAGACAATTTACCCTGAGTACCTCTACCAGTCTCCTTAGTACCTTCAAACTTTATAGTTTGAGCATTCAATTGAAGATAGATATGAGGCTTCTTACCACCTGAACTATCTTGTATTTTTCCCTCACCAGGATTCTTCTTTGCTGTAGATTTATTCTTAAGAACCATATAACCCTTACCCTTTGCCTTGATAAGTTGTTCTATACCTCGGTAAGTAGTCTTAAAGGATATCATCTTCTTATTTTGATAACCAAAAGATCTCTTATCCCAATATCCAGATGTTCCAGTATTACTCTCATAGAACCAAGGTGGATCAGACTGTCCATGATCAGCCAAATCAAATATCATATTCATCTCATGCCAAACATCATGAGTCTGGATCCGACCAAGAATGTCCATCCTGTCGATCTTTTCTAATGCCATGTGAAGTATAGAATCCTATACTTTATTTAGAATTGTTTCCAACATCTAGGATGAAGTAAACCCGCCTCTTTATCAATTCTATCCTTCAGTGTTAATATAA